AAACTTTGAAGATTGGCAGCAATTAATATTCAGGACAAACGAAAAGGCAATAATGGATTTCAATCCTTCGGAGGAATTTCATTGGATCTATGATAAGGTAATGCCAAGAGAGGATGCCAGTTTTTATCAAACAACCTATTTGGATAATCCTTTTTTGTCAGAAACTATTGTAGAAGAAATCGAACGTTTAAAACACACCGATGAAAACTACTGGAGGATCTATGGTTTGGGAGAGAGAGGACAAAGCAGAAGTCTAATATTTGAGCATCAAACTTGTAGTAACATTCCAGAAAATGCTAAGTTCTTATGTCTTGGGCTCGATTTTGGTTTCTCAAATGATCCTACCGCTCTGGTTCAGGTTTTTATTCAGGATGAATCATTATACATCAAAGAATTGATCTTTAGAACTGGTATGACAAATCAAGATATTGGGAAAGAATTTGAAAAACTAGGCTTAGATCGGAGAGATCCAGTTTGGTGTGATAGTGCAGAACCCAAATCAGTTGAAGAAATTCATAGAATGGGATGGAATACCAAATCGACCAAGAAGGGAGAAATAAATCTAGGTATTGATATGCTTAGAAGGTATAAACTTTATGTCTTAGAAACCAGTACAAATGTGATCAAAGAGATGAGAAACTACAAGTATGTAGAAGACAAGAATGGATCGTTAACAAACAAGCCAGAAGACAAAAATAATCATTCGCTAGATGCCCTTCGTTATGGAATTGTAATGTCATTAAGTCGACCTAATTACGGAAAATACGCAGTCAGATAAAAATAATTATTAATAAATGTTGATAACTCAATAATCATTTGTACGTTTACATCAGAACAAAAAAACATATACAATGAAAAACGTTAATAAGGAGTCAAAATTCGGTAAATCACACACAAAATCAGAGATCTTAGTTAAGATTACAAACACTAAATCTAAAATTTCTGAATTGCAGGAGGTATTTAATTCAAATCCTTGTAAAAAAACTGCGACACCTTTATCAAATCAAAAACAATTTTTAGAATTCTTGAAGACCGCTATTTGGTTTACATCGGAGGAAATTGCAGAACGAAAAATCAAGGATCAAAAATTTTATAGTGAGTTAGTACAATTCACAATCGATCTTAAATCTGAACGTTTATCACACTTTTAATCTTAAAAAAAAAACAAGTATTATGACATTATTTCAATCGACAACTGGCAGACAAAACATTTTAGTAGCAGTAGACTTAGGCAATGAAAACGTAGAAGAAAATCTATGGTCTTGGTTAGAAGAAAAACACAACCAAATTTTTTGGGATATTGAAATGCACGAAGGTGGATCAATTAGAATTAACCTAGACGAAATTATCTTTTCTGGAGATAATGGGATCTTTGTATTTGAAGCAGTAGATATAGAAACAGTTTAAAACAAAAATTATGAATCCAAAAGTAATCGCCTTATTGGCAAAGCAAGAAGTTCAATGGGAATCAAAATTCGGAAGAAAAATCTCATTTGAAGAAGCAGAGAACAAAGTAACTGCAAAATTATTAAGACTAGAAAAGTTAAACGATTTTAAATATTAGCAAGATGGGAACAAAGAAAGACATTAAAATTTGGTTAGAAGATAATAATCTCAACCTAGACAAAGAAGGAAGAAAAGAATTAAAAGACTACCTAGAAGAATCGGATGATTTTGAAATCACTTTGAATGGGGATCTTAATGGAGATGATATGGAATTTAGATTTATTAGTGATCTGGTTATAGAAGACATTCACACAGATATGGTTACGGAAATGATTCAGGATGAACACAGACTACCTGATTATATTGTAGTAAACTACGAAGCAACAGCAGAAGACATTAGAAGATCAGATGGTTATGGTGGAATGTTTGCTCACTATGATGGGGAGGAACTTGAAGGATGTTTTGGAGGTTTAACATATTCTATTTTCAGGATCAATTAATTTTTCGTATATTTATATGAACAAAAAAAATAAGACAATGACTACACAAATCGACACGCTTAATGCAGACATCAAATCGTTAGAAATCCAGTTGCAACACGCATCATTACATTCTGACATCTTCACACAAGTTGAACTGTATAAAAAACTAGAAATCACTAAATCAATTTTAATAAATATCCAATAATGAAAACACAAGTTAGACAGAACATTACGCAAAAGTTATCTGTAATTCAGACAACACTTAAAGCACCAAAAAATCGTACCAATTCATTTGGTAAGTACAAGTACAGAGCAGCCGAAGACATCCTCGAAGCAGTAAAACCTATGTTAGCAGAACTTCAATGTTCGCTGTTAATCAATGAGGAATTAATAAGTGCCGAAGGTGGACTTCCAATAATGAAATCCATAGCAACGTTAGTAGATTCAAATGATGCTACAAAATCAGTATCAGCAGTAGCCTTAGTAGGTGTTGATCTTAATTCTAAAGGTATGCAAAAACCACAGCAATTCGGTGCAGCATCCAGTTATGGTAAAAAATATGCACTCGGAAATTTATTTCTACTTGACGATACACAAGATAGTGATGCAACAAACAATCACAAGACAATTAAAAACATCGCAGTTAAAGCATCCTTTACAGAACAGCATCCACAATTCCAAAAAACTATTGAATGGTTGGCTAAAGGTGGGGATATATCAATCAAGATGAAAACATTAACAGACAAGTACAGCATAACAAAAGATCTGCAAGAAAAGTTGACAAATCTGACAGTTAAAAACTAAAAAGGGAACGATATGACTAAAGCACAATTAATTGATAAGTACGAGGCAGAGATCTGCCAATTGAAACGAGATGCCAAAAATGTTTATGTTGGCGAAACATATTCATTGCACCAATCGGATGGCGAACTTTATGTAGAACATCCGCAAGGCACATTAGTCTTCGATATAATAAATTTGCATAGGGATCTTAGCAGTTGGGTAAGTATGGTTCGATCAGGACACGCAGAACACCAAGAATACCTGCAAGAAAGATTAGTAGATTCAATTCAAGAATGTATATAATGGATTGGTACGACTGTTTAAATCCAGATAATCAAAAAGAATTCGAATGTACCGAATGTGGAACTCCAATGGACAAAGAAGGATCAGTTTGTTCAGGAACTTGTTTTGAAGCAAGTATGATATAAATTACAGCAGACAATTATAATTGGGGATTGATTTGTTGTAGTTATGAAAGGGTAGTCCTTTTGACATAAATCTAAATAAGCAACATTGCTTAAAGGGTAGTCAGAATGTGGTTGCCCTTTTTTATGAATAGTATTTTAGAATTGTAGTAAATAAAACGTTATATTAATATAAAGCCTTTTAAATGGATATTAAAATCAAAGTACCCTCTAACCTATCTGAAATTACTTTAGAGCAGTATCAACGCTATATCAAAGTCTTAGCAGCAGCAGAAGATGGGAATCAAAAAGAAACCTTCCTTAGTTTAAAAATATTAGAAATCTTTTGTAATGTTCCGTATAAGGTGGCATTGCAGTTTCCATTATCGGAAGTTGGTAGAATAGTACAGTTAGTTTCAGACATCTTAAATGAAAAGGGGGATCTTGTTAGAACCTTCAAAATGGGAGATACAGAATTTGGTTTTATACCTAAGTTAGATGATATGTCATTCGGAGAATATATTGATCTAGATAATTTTCTAGGAGATTGGGATAAAATGCACAAGGCAATGTCGGTACTTTACAGACCGATAGACAAGAAGAAAGAAAACTTATATTCCTTAAAAGACTACGATGGAGATACGTTCCACGAATCAATGAAGCAGATGCCTATGGATGCAGTATTTCATTCCATTGTTTTTTTTTACACTTTAGGGATCGAATTGTCGAAAACTATGACGAAGTATTTGGAGGGGGATCAGGAGATGGCTTCGACCTTAAAGCAGGGTTTAACAGAAAATGGGGATGGTATAGTTCAGTTTACCACCTCTCTGGAGGATCTGTTGAACGAATTGAAAATATCACAAAATTAAATGTACACACTTGCTTGTTGGCATTATGTTTTGACAAAGAAAAATCAGATATAGAAAGACAAGAAATGCAAAATAAAATGAATAAAAATAAATCTAGAAGATAATGTCAAACGCAGGAGCATCAGCATTTTACAGAGTTACTGAAAAACTAAAAGACTTTTTACTTGGTAGTCCAGATGTTCACACAGTTACCTATGGGGATATAACACAAGTAGACCTAAACAAACAAGATATGTTTCCATTGTCGCACATAATGGTTAATTCGGCTGTATTACAGAGAGGTACAATACAGTTTAATATTACAGTATTGGCTATGGATGTAGTATGGCAATCGAAAGATAACCCAGATGCAACAGAATTTGATATTTTAATGTATGGTCTAGATAATGAACAAGATGTCTTAAACACGCAGTTAAAGGTGGTTAATCTATTGAATCAGTCTATGGCTAGATTTGATATGAGAACGGATCTGTTTGAATTAATTGGAGATGGAACTTGTGAACCATTTCACGATAGATTTGAAAACGATCTAGCAGGATGGGCATACACATTTGATGTATTTGTACAAAATAATATTGATGTATGTCAGGCATAAACCTAGAAAATACCAACCTAGCAATAGGGATCATTAGGGATCTAATTATTAAGGAAGCAAAGAAGAACCTAGCAAGGGGAGGTAAATATGGAAGCCACAATGCAAGTGGTAGTTTAAATGATTCATTACAACCAGTAGATACAACAGATGTAAATGGTGTAGTTACAACTGGTATAACGATGAACAACTATGGGGAGTTTATAGATAAGGGAGTATCAGGGATCAAGAAAAAGTACGACACAAAATACAAGTACACAAACAAGATGCCTCCTGCCAAAGCACTAGATAAATGGATAGTTAGACGAGGTATAGCACCAAGAGATGAAAAGGGAAGATTTATTCCTAGAAAGTCAGTACAATGGATGATAGCAAGGGGGATCTTTTATAATGGGATCAAGCCTACTTTGTTCCTGACAAAACCATTTGAAAAATATACTAAGAATATGAAACAAGAAATAGCATTTGCATTTGGAGAAGATCTAAAAGAATATGTAGAAATTTTATTTAAAGACAAGAAATGAGCGATATAGTTAGACCATCAAGAAGTCCGTTTTATTGGAGAGTACAACCATCAGTTCCCGCTAGTATAGTAGCAAGTACAACTACACAAGTTTTTATTTGGAATGGTTTAGAAGCAGATGTTCCACCAACACCTGCATACACTTTTGTAAAGACACCATTAGGAGGATCAAACCTTATAGTTTTAGATTTAGCACAGTTAGTAAATGACTATCTTACAGTTACTTACGATGGTACATATTCAACAGATACTTATTATTTATTTGCAAGTACTATTTTCTTTGATTCAGGAAATGTACAAATAGGAGCAGTAGTTGAATTGCCAGAGAATTATGTTTTTTCAAAAGGATTTGGATATTTTAACGAAGGTGTAAATCCAAGATTTAAAACAAATACAAGTCCATCTACTGTGGATAATTTTATTCCTGCTGCTTATGCTAAGTCAAATCAAACAACCATTCAAGGAACTGGTTGGATTCCACAAGGTGGTGCAGGTCCAAGTAATAGATGGTCAGAAATATATGTACCAGAATCAGAGCCAATTATATTTCCTGCTATTGTTACAGCAGGACATCCAGTTTATGTTAAATTTTACAATGGAGATATAGATGGAACTGGTGATAATAATTTTAAATCAGTAACTCTCACAAACGATGGTACAAGTTCAGACCAATATATTCAATATGCAGATAATATTCCTGCAGTAGTCACTCCAAATTTTGAACCAAGAACACAAGCAGAATGGGATGATTTATTAGAAGATACTTGGGATTCAATACCACCGCCAGTTATAGAAAATGAAACTGCAAATCCTTTTTATGGCTATCAAGATCCTTTTTGGTGTCCAGAAAACAACAAGAAAACAACTTGGATCTCATATAGAGCAGGAGGAACTCTTGATTTCACAAGATACATTAAGGTCAACTATTTAATAAAGGATAAGTTTATGCCTTACAAGGTAACTTTTATTAACTCATTTGGTGCGTTAGAAGACTTATGGTTTACTGGATCAGAAAAGTCAAACATCACAGTTAATGGAGATACATTTAAAAGAAACTTGTTAAACATACCTACAAGTGAGGCAGGATCAGATCCTAGTTATAATGTAGATGCACACCAATATGTAACATTTGGAGAACAAGGAAGAAAATCTTACACTTTAAATACTGGTTTCGTACCAGAAGAATTTAATAAATCAATCACAGAATTAATGTTAAGTCAAAAGATATGGATAACAAAATGGCGATCACAATATCAGAGAGATAATCCAACTTTCCCAGATCTAAAAATAGAAATAGAACCAGTAGTTATTAAATCCAAATCATTGGATTACAAGACTCATCTACAAGAAAAGGTAATAAATTACACAGTACAATTTCAAGCAGCACACGATGAAGTAAATCAAGTTAGATAATGGCACAGCAATTAGTTTTATACATACGAAGTCAATTCAACAATGCA